GATTTATAGTAACTTGTGCGTTACCAGTAAGAGCTCTAAAGTCTGGTACAAATCTTCTCACTTTAATAAAAAACTCTCCAGTGCTTCCATCGGTGGTTACTTCAAAATCACCACTTTGTATACTTCCCACTATCGCAGTAGTAGCAGAAGTGTTCACTTGATTGTTACCTTTTTCGTGTGCATACAAAGTACTAGCTCCATTTACATTTGTTACTCCTTGTATTGTGGGAAATGTAGGAACAGCACTATCATCAAATTCACTTGCATAAGGGTTATCAAATATTGTTTTATCGTAGTATGTTGTTCTTGCTAATGAACCTATAGTCCAAACTGCCTCTAAATAATTATATGTTACTACTCTGTCTATTTGTGTTGATCCTGCTTTTGGATAAAACCAATTTATCTCTCCAAACAATGAATTATAACCTGCAAATATAACATCAGCAGAATTAAAATTTAAACCTAAATCACCATCATCAATAGTAGTAAAAACAAAATCTTCTACTGAACAAGGTATTTTTTTTACTGTTCCATCAAATAAATAAAAACCACCTGCTTGACCCATCCAGTAAACAACTCCGTTTACAGCGACAACTCCATGTTGTGAAATTAAACCACAATTAGCTCCCACTTGTTCAATACCAAAAGTAAAAGGTGGTCCTATGAATCTCATAGTGTAAGCAGCGGTGTTTGTTAGTATTAAATTATATGATCCAGCATTTACACCACCTACGATTTTAGTACCATTGTCTATTCTAAATGTACCTGCCGTATTGGTTGAGGTTGGTGCATAATCAGTTAAACTTTCTTGATCAGAAAATCTTATAAACATTTTATCTTGTGTACCACTTGCTATAGTAGGTTCTGTTCCTAAGTGAATTAAATGCCTATCTCTATCTGATACTAAAGTCATCACACTTTTTTCTGGTGCTCCTGATATAACACTAGCTCTTGTCGTAAGTGGAGATGCAGCACCTGGGTTCCATTGAAATGATTTATTATTTCTTACAGTGCCTATAAGTATTTCACCAAAATTATCTAATGACCAATTACCAGGTTCTAATATAGTTACAGCTTGGTTAGTTGCATCTCCCCAACCAAAATAATCAGATGCCTCCTCTACAGTAGTTCCATCGCTATGTGCAGCTGTAGATGTACCAGATGCTCCTCTTGATATTCCAGTCAAATTGCTACCACTTACACCAGTGTAAGTTATTAATTCGTTGTCTATTTTTATTGTTCCACCTGATGCAGAAAAATTAGCTGTAGAAGCTAAAGCTATTGTTGTACCTGATCCACCAGTACCATTTGAATCATTTAATAATGCCCCATTTAATGTGCTAGTTGCTAATGGAAAAGCCTCACCTCCATACCTACCAGTTCCCCAACCATAACCAGCAACTTGCAAAGCATCACCTATATCAAAGTAAGGAGTAACGGTAACTGATCCAGCAGCAGTCATGCCAGTGCCTGATTCGATACTTGCCATAGTTACAGTAAAAGTATCTGACTCAGCAGTAATTACTTGAAAAGTGTTAGAAGTAAAATTACTAGCAGTATATCCAGTAGCTCCACCACCTGGTAATGTCACACTACTAAACAAAAATAAATCTCCCTCTACTAAACCATGTCCTGCTTTGTTTATTGTTACAGTTGATGAGCCATTAGAAGAAGTAAAAGTACAAGAGGTTATGGCTGTATCTAAAGGTGTGATATCATAGTAAGCACCATCATAGTAAATAAATAAAGCTTTATTAGTGCCTAAGGCTATAAATCTACGACCTAGTTTATCCGCCCAAATATGCATTGCTCTTGTTACACCAACAAGAGTATGAGTAGTCGTTTGTTCCCAACCACCTATCTTTTCTGGATAACCATAACGAAAACGAACATTATCACAATCAATCCACTTGCCTTGTGCTCCTGTCGGAGTAACCTGTTTGTTTATGCCAGGTGCTATTTTGACTTCGCTTAGCATAAGGTAGCACCTTATGAGCTAGGTTCTGTAGGCCAGCTAATTTTATCTGGGTCTGATTGTTTTGTTATATCTCTTAAAGATTGTCTATAAGTTTTCCAATCATCTAATTTAGAAGTAACAGAACTAGGTGCGTCATCACAAAAAATATAATCACATCTACGCAACCTATCATTTCTATCATTTCTAATCATTTCCCATTTTTCATCTGTAGTAATAGTTGGTGCTACATAAGGTGTTACTTTTTGTGTATACCATTTACCATCTTTTTCAAAAGCATCTACGTTTTCAACTTTATCTCTTGAATCGCTAAACTTTACTTCTGTAACAACCTCTAACTTTTCACCTGTAAGCCAATCAGAATTAGGTCCTCCTGCTGGAAAACAAGTAGTTGGATATTCTTTGCCTAGGTTGTCAATAGTTTTTGTAACTTTACCATCTTCTACTTTTACATATCTCATAATTTCTCCTACGCTAAATTTATTAATTGATAAGAACCTGCACCACCTTGTGGGCAAGGATAACTTGTATTGTCACTATTATCAGCAGTAGATATTATACCTCCATCTACATTAATTGTACCACTATTACTTAAGGTACCTTTATAAGCACATATTATAGCTCCACCACCTGAACCTGAACCAGGAACTTGTTGTCCTGAAGATAGTCTAGTGCCTCCACCTACTCCTTTAGCATAAAGACCTCCACTTGCACCGATAGTAAGATTACCACCTACTAATAATATTAATAAACCTCCAGTGCCATCTCCACCTCTACCAGAACCAAAACTATTTCCACCACCAGGATTACCTGCACCTCCAGCAGCCGCCCAATCTCCACCCGCTGCGTTAGGTCCTCCAGCACCACCATAATCTTGTCCTTCATATCCTGAACCAAAATAAGAGCCACCTCCACCTGGTCCTCCTGAAAAAACTGAACCTGCTATACCAGCAGTTGCACCTACTCTATTTCTACCAGAACCACCTTCACCAGTTTTTCCTGCATTAGTTGGTCTAGCACCCCAAGAAGTTGAAACTATCCAATTGTCTCCAGATAAACCAAAAGAACCTTTCATATCTTGATCACTACCAGGCTCAATAGTTCTTGTGCTATCTGCTGGCATACCTACTTTTGGTACGGTTAAAAAAGCACCTACGTCTTTAGTTGCACTATTAAAAGAACTTTCTAAACCAGTGGCAGTTGAACCCATACCATCAAATATTGCACCACCTGATATATCCTCACCTAAAGCGTTGTTGCTTACAGGACTTACAGGAACACGAATACCAGCAGCGTTGCCTCCATGCGTATCTGGATCAGCAAACGCACCTCTTGCTGTCATTGATATAGAACCGTTTAAAGTGCAATTACCTTGTACCATTATAAAAAGACCTCTACAAGGTTGATCAGTAGTTAATACATAACCAGAATCAATAGTTAAAGATGTAAATTGTTTTACTACAGCATCTCCATCATAAGAGCCATCTTTGTTTGGAACAGTGTATTCATATACATTAGAGCCTGCTAAAGGTACTGGATAACCAGCAGGTGCAGCACCGTCTATAGAATATCTTCCATAAGAACTTGCTCCAGCAGAAATACCATCAGTAGTGCTACCATCAAAAGTTACAGCACCATCTGATCCATCTCCAAAATATGTTCCAGCACCCTCAACAAATCCTGTTTTAAAACCCATTCTTCCTGAACCAATTGTAGTGCCCATTATTTACTATCCGAACTTGCTAAAATGCCATGGTATGTTGTACCCCCATCTACTGTGGTAAACATTAAAATGTCTACACCAGCTGCTGTTAATGATGGTGCAGAACCACCAGGAAAATCTACAGATGCTGGAAAGTTTACTGTTTGTGATCCACCGTTAGTTAATATCAACATAAAAGTACAAGCATTACCACTTGGACTAGGATTAGAAAAAGTAAAAGTCTGTGTGCCTGTTGATACTGTTGCAGTAAAAACATTTCCAGTAGATAAATCTATATCGTCTGTGCCACCACCTAAATCTCCTAATGCTACACTAACTTCACCTGTGTCTTTAAGCAAACTTCTTTGTAGTATATTATCTCCAAAATTGTTTGTAGCGTTTAATACTGCTATATTTGCACCTGCTAAAGTTGTTGCACCTGTACCACCTTTATTTACAGGTACAGTTGGTAAACTATCAGAGCCAATTGCACCACCTAAAGAATCTAAAGACACTTCAACAATATTTGTTCCATCTGAATAAGCAAAATAAATTTTTGCTTGATCTGGAGAAAAGCCTGTTCCACTTGCTGTTTTAATTGTAAGATTTGTTGGGTTTGTTACAGCACTACAGTCAAATATATACATTTTTTCTATACTATTTGGAACTGTTAATACTGTTGCTCCAGATAAAGTAACTGAAGCTATTTTAATAACCATATTTCTTGCGTTTGATATAGTGCCATCAGTCATAGCAAGAGCAACTGTTGCTCCATCACCCACTGTAACTTGTTCAAAGCCACCTATTGCTTGTTGTACTAAATTTAAATTTGTATTTGTTTTATCACCCCATGTACCAGCGTTTTCACCAGTTGCCATGAGTTCTAGTTTAAGATCTGATGAGTATGTAGATGCCATATTTTATCCTTTTTTTATGCCGCTGTTGTTATCGCAGTCCAAGTTGTCGGTGTGCCCGTATCTATTTCTGACCACACCACTATTATAGGTCCAGAAGTTGAAGCAGTCAATACTACTCCTGTAACATCATCTACAATTCCCTCTCCAGTTATTTCGGTAGGAGTACCAGCAGCTGATGTTGCAGCAACACCAGTGACAGAGTAAATGGACTCTGGAACTATTGAACCTACAGAGAACGTTGAAGCTACTCCAGTAACTGAAGTAGAACCTGTTATAGTGAAAGTAACTGTGCCAACAGAAGATGTTAAGGTAGCGTTAGTAACTGGCACTTCTATTTTAGGTGCGACTATTACAGAACCTAATGCTGATGTTGCAGAAACACCTGTCACTACAGTACCAAAAGTAATTTCTACAGTAGAAGTGCCAACAGAACTTGTTAGTCCTAATCCAGTTTGAGTAATTAAACTATCTGTTGATACACCTGCAACAACACCAACTGTACTTGTAACTGATACACCAGTAGGAGTAACATTACAATCAGCAGTTATCGTAGTTGAACCAACGGCAGAACTTGCACTTACACCATTTGGTATTACTGCGTATGCTCCACCCCAAACTTGATTACCCCAACTTAATCTACCCCAACCAGAACCAACTAAAAATCTTTCATCTATGGTGGCAGTTCCTACATTAGAAGTTACTGATACACCAGAAGGAGCAACTAAACCAGTGTGTGTTACTACAACACTACCAACTGAACTTGTAAGACTTAAACCTGTTGCACTTATTTCTTGTACTATAGTTTGAGAAGTAGTGCCAACTGAACTTGTGGTAGATACCCCTGTTACATCTATATCTGCCGTAATAGTTTGTGTAACACTTCCAACTGCTGATGTGACTGATACTCCATCAGCAACTACTTGTCCAGCAATATTCCAAGCAAACTCACCCCATGTACCTCTTCCCCAACCAGTGTTTATCTCCCCACTTGTTGTGGTTGAACCAACTGATGAAGTTGCAGAAACACCAGTTACAGATTGACTATGATCGGCTTGATTACCCCAAGTACCAGTATTCCAAGACAACATACCCCATGATGTTGCAGATACTGTGTTTGCTTGTCCACCCATGTTAGGATGATACTGACAATAATAATATAAAGTTGGTGCTCCGATAGCAACTGTGATAGTTGTAGTGTAAGCACCATCGTTTTTAGTGACACCTGTAGTGTACTCTGAACCTCCACTATGTGTGCCATCAGAAGTTGTAGAAAATCTTACTGGGTGATTTATCGCTGAACTATCAGACCAATTAAATACGTAAGTACCTGCTTCTGCTAAATTTACAGTAGCTTGTTGTACTCCATCAATAAAATACTTATTGTTACCACTAACATTTACTACTGTGACTGTAAATGTTCTTGTAGTCACGTTTTAAAACTCCTACTTAAGCTATTCTTAAAATCGCATCTGAAGCATTAGCAGTAGGAAACTGTATTGTAAATGTACCTGAAGTAGCTGTTTTATCTCCGCCAAAATCTAATACTGCAACTGCTGGATCTCCAGAAGCTGAATCGTTATAGATTAAAGCACCTCTTGC